GCCCCAATTGTATTTAGGAGCGATATGCAGAGAATCTTAGCCTCGTTGGTGGTCCTGCTCGGCGCGCTGCTAATGCTGTCGCGAACCGCCAGCGTTGAGGCGCAGGGTGGATTGGTCGTCGTCACCTCGCCAGTGCAGGTGACAGGTGCTGGCGCAGCAGTTCAGATCGCGACCTCGGGAACCGCGCGATGGATTCAGGTACTGGCCGTAACCGGAAATTCCGCGACGGTCAACTGCGGCGACTCCAACGTATCGACCACGCGCGGGATTTTGATTGCGGCTGGTGGCGGGTTCATGTTTCCGACGATCCCAGTTGATGAGCGGCAGGCGGTCAATCAGCACTACTACAATCTTGCCACGGTGTATTGCTACATCGGCAGCGGGGACAAGGCTAACTTCGTATGGGGAAATTAATTCTCGCTGCTCTTCTTTGCCTGCCTGCACTGGCACAGTACACTCCTCCCTCTGGCGGCGGCAGCAGCACGCCAAGCGGCCCAGCTGGTGGCTCTCTCGCTGGAAGCTATCCCAATCCCACGCTCGCTAATCCGCTCGTCAATAGCGGCATCGTGCAGGTTGGCGACACGCCTTCGCTGACGCCGTTCATGGCGATTCCGACGCTGACATTTCTCGGCTATGGTGGCGAGTTCATCGGCGGAGGATTGAACGATTTGAGCCTGCCAGACGCGACCAGCGGCTACAGCGGAGCGGCACCGGGAGTCTTCATCATCAAAATCTCGAGCACCGGTACGCCAGACCAGTTCCAATGGGCCAAAGGCTCTGGCGCGTTTTCGTCTGGTATCGCCATTACAGGAGGCTCGCAGACTATCAGCGAGGGGCTCATCATCAAGTTCGCCGCGACGACCGGCCATACCGCGAATAACCAGTGGATTATCCCCACAGCGGCTGGGATGATCTGGCCGGCGACTCTGAGCGAGACGGGCAAGAGCGGCGGTACGGCAGCGCTCGGCAGCGGCGCGGGCAGCGTCACCAATGGCGCGCACGTCGTGAAATATAGCTGGGCCACTTCGCAGGGAGATAGCTACCTGTCAACGGCCGGCACCGTCACGGTGATCAATAACGCCGTCAACGGCAAGATCAACCTGACTGGAATCCCGCAGAGTAGCAGCCCGTTGTTCATCGGCACTAACGTGTGGATCACCAAGGCTGGAGGGACCACGCTATACCTCGCGGCATTCGTGCCGGTTGGCACCACGAGCTACACCTTCAACGCGGCGGACTCTGCGCTCGTCAACACGGCACCCGCATACCTCGACACGCTCACCAGCGCTGGCGGCTGCATCTATGGCGAGGTGGCTGGTCTGGGCCTTGGGCAATGCGGGCTGCAATTCTTCGACTACGGGCTGCGATTCCCGCTGCAAAATTACTTCTTCGACAAGTTCGCGAACGGGCTGCTCGGCACGACCAACAATCTGCTGACCACGCTGACGGCACTGCCAAGTGGCACCACCGCAACCACACAATCGGCGAGCGACAACTCAACTAAGGTGTCCACCACGGCGTACGTGGACACGGCACTGTCAGGCGTCGTGCGCACGTCCGACACCGGAACCGTGACGAATACGATGTTGGCTGGTTCAATCGCCAACAACAAGCTGAGCAATTCCTCCATGACGATTGGCGGAGCGAGTTGCACGCTTGGAAGCTCCTGCATCCCGGGGACAATTACGGGCGCTTCGTTAGTCGGGCAGGCTACGGTGATAAACACTTCGGCTGGAGCCAGCGCGTCTGTCGCTTACGCCCCCACCACGGGCAACACGGTCATCGTGGTCTGCCCGTTCATGGGATTCAATAATTCCGCGCCGACTTCCCCGACCATGACTGATGGCGGGACCAATACCTACACCAACGATGATTCATATTTTGCTACATCAGACCTGAGCAGCAGCAGATATGCGGGCTACTACGTGTGGCGAAGCTCCAATGTGACCGGTGGAAGTTTCACGATGACGTGCGGATTGACGCAAGGGTCCGGTGGCGACGTGATGGGAATCTACGTCACAGAGTGGACAGGCATCGCCACATCTAGCCCTTTGGACGGCACGCCCGTGCACGCGACCGTTACATCCACTTCATACGCGGATAGCGGAGCGTTGACCACCACCAATGCGTCTGACGTGCTGATCGGAATCTACGTCTTGCCGTCATCCGTCGGAGTTGCGATGTGCGTTCCATCGTCACTTTTCCAGTTCGTGGGAGGTGATAATGCCTCGGGTTTTGTCCCCAGCGGAGTATTTAGCAGAAACGTTGCCAGCACCGGAAGCCGCCACGCCACGTGCACGCCAACGATCGCGATCAAGTCGATAGTCGGGCAGCTTGCCTACAAGCTCCAGTAGAGCGTATGAGCTACACCTACCCCAGCGGCGAATTCAATTTCGACACCACAAGGCTGTTGATTCCGGACACCACATCTCCATTCATTTTCACGGACGATGAGATCCAGAAGTTTTTGTACCTCGAATCGTCGCAGGGGCTGTATGTGAGCGGGCAAGCTGCACCATCAGCGGCGAGCAGAACTGTGGTTCCGCAGATTTATTCCGTGCGTCGCGCGGCTGCTCTGGCTCTAGATGTGATCGCATCGCGGCTATCCCAGCAGGGTGCGCTGGAGCAATTGCTTGACGTCAAGCTCAACTGCACTACTGCGGCTGCGGAAGCGCGCAAGAGAGCGGAGGGATTGCGCGAGCAGGAAGCGGAGATGGGAAATTGGGCTGTGGCCGAAATGGTCAATACGCAATTTGCGGCGAGAGAACGCGTATATGCGCAATTGCTGCGGATTGAAGGTGGCGGCTAATGACCGATTCTCGATTCATCGCCATCACCACCCTGATTGCGGCTATCGCTGGTCCCGTGATCGGAGTAATCAACACCTACATGTCTCACCAGCGCGAGCAAAAGAACGCAACGACGCGCGTCAAGGTGGATCAATTGGTAGAGCAGACCAATGGGATCACGGAGAAGTTGGGAAAGGCCGAATACGCTCGCGGTCTGAAGCAGGGCGAGGAGCATCCACTTTGAACAATTTTTGGCAGGTAAGCATCGGAAACGTCCTCAGCTTCGTGGGCGTGATGGTCACGCTCGTGGCATTCCACCGCAGTAATGTATCGCGTATTGAAGCGGCGGCGAAGCGTCAGCAGGCGATGGAGTTAAAGATCGAACTGCTATACGAGTGGTTCAAGGAAAACGTGGTCGGCAGAGGGGAGCCGCCACGACATCGGCACGGCGGTGGTGAGTAGTGGACCAGAACCTGATTCGCAAAGCAATCCTCGGCGTGATGCCCATCGTTCGCGATAGCGGGCTGTTGATTTCGTTTGCGACGTTCAAAGTTCCTCCGGATTTAACGGCGGGGGGATTTGTTCGAGACAACTACGTGGACGTTCCGGGGCTCATCGACATTGCATGCATGGCATCTCCTCTGGGAACTGGATCTGGGTTTTCAGCCAGCGAAACCAAAGCGCAAGAGGAGCAGCAAGCGAATCAGGAATTCCACATCGTCTTGGATGATTTCTATCCTGCGGTTAACGATGTGTGGCGCTCGGCTGGATGCGTGGTCGTTGATGGACTGACGCTAGACGTAACGGGAGTTGAACATCCGAGCCAAAACCAATACACGCGAGTGCGCGCGCAAAACGTGACGATTTAAATGACTCTGACGACCAAAATCCGCACCGCAGCTTTCATGCAGTCATCGCTGCGCGCGTTCTTTGGAAATGATTTCGATACGTTCCGCATGTTTGATCGGCAACTGAAGCAGGGGTCGTTAGCGGTTGGGACATGCTGCATCATCACGACCGTTTCCGAGGTAACTACATACCTGCATCCCGGACCGAATCCGCTCAAGATGGTTCGGACGCAATTTGACATCCTTGACGTTGACCCCGATGTTGCTGCCGATGCCGCTGCTGCGATCGAGGCGTGGCTCAACACTGGCGATGCGAATTTCCTTGAGAACGGAATGTTTACTTCGCCCGCTGTGCAAGCGGCTGGCCCGAGTAATTTCAAACTGAATCAGCGCGGCGGGCTCTGGCCCACGACTAACCGCCCGGTACCGATGGAGACATTGGACTACCGGATTATGTCCGTAGCGATCTGAGTACGAGAACGAGAAGGAGAACGAGAAAATGGCGCTACCGCAAGCAGCAGGCGTAAAGACGAGTAATCTGGTAATTTTTCTGGCGTTGGAGACGAGCCCCGTCACCTACGCGATGATCGCAAACCTCGGGGACTACACCGGCCCCGCACAACAGGCAACCGTGGTCGATGTGTCGAAGCACGGCGACAGCTTCCGCCGCTACGTGACGACCCTCAGGGATTCCGGCACGATCGGCGCACCGTGCTGGTTTGATCCGACCATTCGGACGCTGGCAGGCAATGCCGACGCGCTGGCGGAGTTGTTCCAGAGTCAGGACCTTCGCGCCTGGCTGGTGGCGTTCGTCGACCCCGACGTCATCGACCCGACCAGCGGCGACCCGACCATCACCAAAGCCGTGATGAGCTTCAACGCCTACGTGTCGAAGTTCTCGCTTGACGCTCCCGTGGCCGGCGTTTGGAAGGCGACCACCGAATTCCGCACGGACGGCAAGGTCGAGTATCTGTGGGCCGACACGACGCCTCCGGTTGGCCAGCCGCTGCCGTAACCATATAGAGGCATGGTATTGTTTTAGCCATGTCAACTACGCAACTCCCGATGCCCCCCGCAGAGTGGCCGCAGGTCACTCTCGGGGGTCGCATCTATACCGTCAAGGCTGGAATGCTCGCGAATTACGAGCTATCCAAAGTCGGAGTCGACCCCGCCGACGCCTTGAATTTAATCAGAAACGCCAACGACCCCAAAAACTTCGCGAGAGTAATTGATGCGTGGCGCGCATGCACCGCGCACGAGTTCGTTCTCGCGAATCCCAAGCAAGAAATCCCATCGGCAGAATCGTGGATCGCCACGATCGAAGCCGACCCCGCTAATAAACTGGCCGAGATTGCGACTGCAGTAGGGAGAGCAATCGTAAAATGGTTGCTGGCGCAGCAGCAGACAGCCGCCGCGGTGCCAGCCGAAACTCCGGCGGCAGAGACTCCGACCCCGACCCTGACGCCCCAAGCAGTCAACTAGACCCGCGTTACTGGATGGAGAAGTGGGCGTTTGCTACTTCGCCCGTGCCAGTCGGGCTGGGGCTTTCAGATGCGGAGTTCTGGTATTCGAGCCATGAAGAGTACAGCGCAAAAGTCCGAGTATGGCTCAAGCACCACGACTCGCAAATGGAGGTGGTGGCGGCGCTGCGAAGCGATATCTGGAACAGCAGCGATAAGTTCTCGCGTAGCGATAAGAAGGCGTGGACACCGCAGGACTTCGGCGCGGCGGAAACTGCGAAGCCCGTCAACAATGACGAGTTCAATCGCGCTCGTCTCAGGACCAACATGATCATGAAGTTCGGAGCGGGCAAGAAATCGGTGCTCGCGAATCTGAAGGGGAGTCGGTTACCGCCGGCGATAGAGGAGAAGATCAAGGCTGGATAAGGAAAAGGCCGCTGGTCAGAGCGGCCTGAAATACCGGGTCAGTTCGTGCTTTACGGATGAACGTGAAAGTCAACTCATCGTATCACGGAGACGGCCATGGCAGATTCGGAGAATATTGGCGGCGTTAGCATTTCAATTGACGGGGACTTTTCTGACCTTGATCAATCCTTTGAGGCGGCCATCGCCAGAGCGAAAGAGGACGCCGACAAACTGGCGTCTGCTGTCAGCAGTTCTATCGCTGCGCTGGATACTGGCGGATTCCAGGCCGGAATCAATGCCTTCACTGGCGCCCTAGGAAACGCGTCTCCCGCCGTCGATCAACTCCTCCAGCGCATCGGTGAATTGCAGAGCATGGGCAGCACTGCCTTCGATGCGCTTACTCAGGCGCTTGCCGAGGTTGGCAAAGCTGCCAGCGATGCCGTCGCTCCGCTGGCTGGATACTCCAAGGCCGCGCAGGACATCATCGTTGCGCAGGGGCAGGCTGACGCCGCACTAGCCCAATCCGCTCGCACCTTCGAGGAAATCAAGGCTGCATACGAAAGTGGTGCAGTTTCCGCGCAGACTCTTGAGCGTGCGCAGGAAGAACTGAATGCCGCAATGAAGGCCGCGGGATTCGAGAAAGAAGAGGCAGAGGTCAAGAGTTTTTCTGATCAGCTATCTGGACTCGCCTCCGCCATGGCTGCTGTTGCCGGCGCGCTCGCCTTTACCGATGGACTGAAGGAACTAGGCATGGCCGCGCTGGAGGCCGCAGACCACGTAGACGATGCAACGCAGGCAATGGCGAAGCTCGGCGGTGGAGCGGAAGCGGCGCAGGCTACCGTGGCGCAATTGCGCGGGATCGCATCCGATGAGGCTCTAAGCTTCCCGCAATTGCTCGTAGCATCCCAGCGCATGACCGCGTTTCTCGGCGATGCCACCAAGGTGCCAGACATCATGCGGGCCGCCGGGGATGCGGCAGCAGTGATGGGCGTCAGCATCGAAACCGCCAGCAAGGCGATGGAGAGTTTTGCGTCTGGCGGCGATCTCAGCGCCAAAAAACTCAAGACCCTTGGCCTGACGATGGACGATGTAGCTAAGGCACTTGGGACCACGGAGGCGAGTGCGAAGGCTGCGTTTAATGCGCTCGACGCATCGCAGAAGATGGAGACCATCACTGCGGCGCTTGGGAAATTCAGCGGCGCTGCGAAGCAGATGAACGATGATGCACTCGGCGCGATGGTGCGCCTTGGACAGTCTTGGTCTGAGGTTCTGGAGGAGATAGGAAAGGCTCTCGACCCGGTAATTAAGGCGCTGCTCGACTTCGCAAAGTCCAACATCTTGGAGCCGATCAAGTCCATGGTGGAGGCGTTTAACCAACTGCCTGCGCCGGTCAAGGATTTCGCGGTTGCTATTGGCGTTGCGGCGGCAGCTATCGTGCCGATCGTCGCGGGAATTGCTGGCGTGGTGGCTGCTGTCGGCCCACTCGAAGCTGCGTTCGCTGGCGTTTCCGCTGCTCTGGGAGGAGTAGCGGAGGTTATTGGTGGAGCGCTCGCTGTGTCCCTTAGCGAGATCCTTATTCCCATTGCTGCCGTTGGGGCCGCTATTGCCCTGCTGGAGTTCACCGGAATCGGCGACGACATCATGGCGTTCCTGCAAGGTCCGATTGCGGCTCTGAAGGAAGCGTTCACGATTACCGCTGATACAGTCAAGGCAGATTTCGCCGAGTTGGGCTCCACGCTTTCCGAGTTTGGCTCTTCCGCATCCGATCTATTCCGTGATCTCGGACCCCTCATCAAGGAGACGGTGGAGCTTGGATGGAAACCTCTCGTTGACATCATCAAACAACTTGGCGAGACGTTTGGGATAGTCACCCCCGAAGCCATCACGTTCAAGGATGTGGTGCATGCGGCGTTAGAGTTGACGGCACCCGTTGCCGCACTCGAAGCGCTGAACCGCACGCTCAAAGACATGAAGGGCTTTATTGACGCAGCTCTTCCCAGCATCCAACTGCTGACTGGCGATATGGGAATTATGAAGCAGGCGGTTACCGACGCCACTTCTGCCATGAAGTTGCAGCAGGATATTGCTGGACAGAATGCGCGCCTGTTGGCCGATCAGGCGATGGGATTCAATACCGTCACCACTGCCGCGAGTGCCTATGCGGTTGGACTCAAGACTCTACAGGAGCAGCAGCAGAAGTTAAACGATGCGGCGGCGCAAGCCAAGGGCGTGATGGAGGCCGCCCGCGAAGCGCTGGACGGAACGCAGAAGTCGCAGGATGTATTGACCCGCGCGACTGCCGATTACGAGAAGGCCGTCAAGGCCGCCAATGTACAGACGGACGCGATGAAATCCTCACACAAGGATCTCGCGGTGCAGATGGAAGCTGCCGCCGCAGCCGTGGGGAAATTTGATCAGCAGGTTCAGTCTGGGAGCTCAATATCCAAATTGCAGGCCGCCTTCGAGAATGCTGGCAAAGCAATCGATTTGGTAGCTAAAGAGAATCTTCCTGCCGCGATCAAGGCAGTGGATGACTACCTCGCCAAGCAGGAGCAGTTGGGGGCCAAGAGTTCCATTGTGATAGAGGCATTCACCAAGGAATCGGAACTCATCAAGAAACTGGCCAATGAAGATCTATCCGCCGCATCCGCCGCAGAATTAAAGCTGATCGACACCCTGAGTCAAGGGACCACTCCCATCGGGATCTGGAACAAGGCCCTTGCCGATGAGGAGGCAATTCTCAAAAAACTGGCTACCGAAGATATCGCCGCAGCGAATGACGGATGGGATAAGCTCATCCAGAAACTGAAGGACACCAATGCGCCGTTGACGGTATTGAACCGGGCGCTGGAAGACCACCAGAAATTCCTAGAGGACACATCTAAAGCCGCGCTCGCGCACGAAGCCGCGATGAACAAGGTGACGGCTGCCTATACCAACTTCAACCTGCACGGCCCCGAGACAACCAAGATTCTCAACGATGCCAAAGCCGCGTTCGAATCGCTCGGATTGAATCTCCCCGATATCCCTCCGAAGATGGATGCCGTTAACAAGGCGATGTCGGATTTCGGGGTGAACGCTGGCAAGGTCAAGACCGCAGTCGAAGACCTGAAGACGCCGGTTCAGCAGTTGACCACGGATCTTGGAAACCTGATCGAAAAGGCGCAGTCTTCTGGCGACTGGTCGGGTGTGCTCACTGAACTGGACAACTTCGACAAGCGAATCCAGAACATCGCGAAGACGGATTTGCCTGAGGCTGTGCGCGAGTTGCAGGCGTGGGTCGATGAACTCCAGAAGCACAACGCGCCTGCGGAGTTAGTTCAAGGTCAACTGGAAAAGCTGGGATCGCTCGTTGACAAGATGGGCAAGGAGGGGTTCCCTGGCGCGAAGGCAGCACTTGAAAATTACCTCGACAGCTTAAAGAAGCTCCCATCCGCCATCCGCGATATAGAGGCAGAACAGGATAAGCAAGTAGAGAAAGACAAGGCCGTTCTCGCCGCGATGCAGGCGCGCGGGGATGCATACGGATATATCCTCCAGCAGCAGGCCAAGGTTCTACAGGAAGACATTAACATCTCTGAGCAGACCGGAAAGGATGCGACACAGCAGGTATTGTCCCTTGAGGCTGTTCGCGTAAAGCAGCAGGAGTTAGCCGCTTCCTCCCATGGCTATGCAGACGAGATGGTGAAGGGCGTCAAGGATATCATCAGCGGATTCGATTCGCTGGCAAGCTCGATGTCCGGCGCGATCATCGATGGAAAGAACTTGGGTGATGCTCTGGTGGGTTCGTTTAAGAAGATCGGCCAGAGCCTACTGACGGACGTCCTTCAGGCTGGACTCGTTCCGCTGAAGACGGCGATGCTGGACCTGATCAGCTCGCTGCTTCCGAATGTGGACCTCGGGCTGAAGGTGGTAGGCGCATCCGCCAAGACGCTTACCGATGCAATGGCCACGCAGGCATCGGTGATCCAGGGAGTGGTTGATGCAGACCTCGCGGCCACAGCGGCCAAGACGGCCAATACTGGAGCGACTGTCGCCGATACTGGAGCGACCACAGCGGACACAGCAGCGACCGTGGCGGCGACCGCTTCGACCATCGCGGATACCGGCGCAACGATTGCTGACACAGCGGCCACTATCGCCGATACGACTGCCACCATCGCGGACACCACCGCAGAAATCGCTGATACTGCCGCCACCATCGCCAATACAGCCGCTCAAATTGCGCTGACGAGCGCAATTGGGGCCGTTGGCGCCGTGGTCGGCGCTATAGCTGGAATCGTTGGTGATGTCTATTTAGCTGCGATCGACACCAAGCTATTTCATGTAGAGACGTCCTTGGTGGAGATTCGCAATGAAACCGAAAACGCGCGTAAGGATGCATGGAGCCAGTTCGGGCAGATGTACCTGCGATTGGGTGAATGTCTCAACGATCTGAATTCCATCAGCGACGCCGTTAAGCAATTGAAATTGGCGGCTGGCGTCTTTCCCGATCAGGCATTGACGGATCTAAACGACACTGCGGCCATGGCGCGCGTTGTCTTCAGCGGGTTTCCAACGCTCATTGGCGGCCTGTCCACCATCGCTACCGATATCGTCACGTATGGCGGTTACATCGTTACCGATTTAGATGTGATCGTGCAAAAGCTCGGCATCTTGGTAACCAACGGGCTCGCTTCGCAGTCCGCGATGGAAAACCTCGCCAGCGCGGATGATCTGGCAGCGGCAGCGAATAGTATTAGCGAGTCCATCGGCTCGGATATCAGCGATAGCACCTCGCAGTCCAGCGATGAGGCTAGGGATTTAGTGTCCTCTCTTGGCGATGTCTCCGACGCAATCGCCGGTTCCGTTTCGGATGCATCGGATGCTATCACAGGGGAGATCGATGATTCTTCGGCTAGTGTTGTTTCGGCAGTTGACGCGGCGGGAGATGAAATTATTTCCCTCTCGGCTCACGTGGAAAGCTACGCTGGCGCCGTATCCACCGCCTTATCTGGCGGCGGCTCCGGATCGAAGGATATCGTCTCCGCAGTCAACACGTCTCGCGAGGCCAACACCGAGGCGTTAGAGAAGCAACTCGCAGAGGCGAAGAGGATAGCGGATTCCGGCGGCTCCACTCTGGAGCAGATGAAAGCGCTGCAAGATGAGCTGACAATCTATCAGCAGTTGATTGCCAAGGCCGTTGCGGATGGCGACCAAAGACTAGCTGACGGATATCGTCAGGCGTCTTCGGATGTGGCGTCGCGGCTGGATCAGATGGTTCGCTCTGGCGCTCTCACCGCCGAGCATATTCAAGCGCTGAGAGATGAGATCAAACTCGACAACGAGTTGATGAATCGCGCTATTGCGGATGGCGACCTAGCGCTCGCAGACTCCTACCGGCAGGCTGCGGTCAATGCGACTTCGGAACTGCTCCCGCTGCTGACATCTACCGCTTCGTCGTCTTCTGAATCCGCGGTCTACGCATCGGAAATCTCGGCTGCTCAGTCCAAGCTGACGGCTGATCAAGCCACATTGGTATCGCTGACGAAGAGCTTGGAAACGGCAAGCGAGGCGCAAAAAGTCCTCATTCGGGCGCAAATCGATGACATACAGAAAATAATCACAATCGATCAGTCTGCCCTGGCTGCTACCCAGAAGATCTCGGATGATGCAGCGGCCAATGCTAAGCTTCAATCGCAGGCCACTACGCAAGCAGGCTTCGCCGCGACTAACGCAGGCACGCTCGTGGCTACACATGTTGACGCCGCCGCTACCTCCATCGCAGCGGCAGTCACCGCAGCAGCCAACAATCCGGCATCGTTCCATCCATCCGGCCCCGGCACCACCACACAATTTGGTGGAACGAGCACGCCGCCAGTGGCGCCAGCTAATCCCGGCGTTCCCGTGGGGCAACAGGGAGGCTTCGCGCCGACGGGTCCACCGCCGAACCCCTACGCCAACACCACGCCTCCGCCGCTCACCAATCCGTGGCCGACTGATGTCTACCCGCGCAGTGGTCCCGACACCACGCAGATGCAGACCAAGGAGGGCGGCGCGGGGGCTGGCACGTCGGCGACGCCTCCGGATCTGAGTGGCTCGCAGAACGTGAGCGGCTACACCGCATCGCCTCCCACGCCGAGCTCTCCTCCTCCGCCAATGAGCGGTGGTCCTGCATATCCCGCAGCGCCAGCAGCGCCCACATCAGCAACCCCGACCATTCCGAGCGCGCCATCCTCGCCGTATTTCCCGTCGATCCCGAAGCCGCCAGATCTC